GGACAATCCTATCTTCACTGGCATGCTGGGAGTATATGACGGTGTTGTGCTTCACGAATACGAGAACTTGCACCGCACTAACACTGGCGCTTCTGGCGCGACCGTAGGTCACGCGCTGCTGCTTGGCTGCCAGGCAGGCGTTAAGGGCGTAGGCAAAGAAGCGTTTTGGAGAGAGAAAGCGTTCGACTATGACAATCAAGTCGGCTTTGCTACTGGCGCTATCTTTGGTTTCAGCAAGGCGAAGTTCAATGATAAGGACTTTGCAGTTATTCAGGTAATGACTTCTTCCGCTGACGATTAACAGATAAACTTCATACTTTAGGCACTCACAATAAAACGTGATCCGCCACTGTCAAGGTAGACTGGGGCGGATCATATCAGCGTGGGTGCCTTTTTATTTAAGGGTGATGATATGCAAGTTAACAAATTGATGTATCAGGTGCGCTTTAAGGCTGGAGACACTGCTGAGGCACGATATAGCGACTACGAGGTGCTGTTAGCACTCAACGAAGCCAATAGGATATTCCGTAGCGCTTGTATGGATGAAGCTCCGGAGATTATCACGAGGGAGCTTGACGGTGAGCTTGACGCAGGCGAACGCGAGATCCCAATGGGTACGGAGTTCATTCGTATATTCGAGATGCGCGTAAATGATCGACTAATACTTCCGATCGAGCGCAGGACGATCAAAACACTTCCAGCTGAGGGGATACCGAAGGGTTATCGCTGGATTCGGAACGAGGACGGCGAACTGAGCTTGTGGCTGTACCCAAAGCCGAACACGAAGGTTACATACAGCATGGAAGTAGCTGATTCTGTTCAAGAGCTAACCGCGGATTCTGACATGGACTTTCCGGATGAATGCTTGAAATGTATTGTAGATCTTGCGGTTAACGCGCTTACTACTAGGAGCGCGGAAATTTCAGCCAATATAGATGAAGTTCTCCGAGGTATTTTGCGCAATCTTGTTCCGTTTGAAGCTTGCGTTAAACCGTATTAAGGTGATCCACGATGTTAACCACAACAGCAATCACAAGAATAAAAGCAGCAGGGCATGACATCAGCGACGAGTATTCAGACGAACGCTGCATTGAATTTTTAAACAACGCATTACAGCAGGTATCGTCACAGCTTATCGCGGCGAAATTCCCGACGCTCGTGCAGGAAACACTTGTGCATGACGGCGACAGGCTGCCTAAGAACTACGCTCAAGCGGCTGGACTGTATCCCTTGCGGATGACGGACAACCGAGCGGAGATTGTAGACGGCAGTGAGAGCGTGCGGTTCAGATACTTTGCCACGCCTGAGAATTTAGTTGGCGGTGAGCGCGAGGAGCTGCCGTATGACCACGACGCTATCAACGAGATTATCGTGCGTGGGGCGATTATCCTTGCACTGAATGAGAACGAATACGACCTAACGCAGGACACGTCGCTATGGAGCGCATTACAAACAGCCGTGGCGAGCGCGCTGGCGATTACGGCGTAGCACCGTTCGCAAGCACACACATATACAACAAGCTAAGAGGTGAGATACATGGCAGACGCAGATACCTCGACAACCGAAGAACAGGTAGCGACGCTTCTTGAGCTGCCAACGCTACCGACTAGCATAAAAGGCGACGGACGCTATCTGATGAGCTTGCTCAAGAGCTATCTTGCGCAGGCAACAGAGCAGATAAACCTTGCCAACGGCTTCACGCAGGAGGATATAGACCTTGCCAATGAAGGAGCCGTACAGACACCACGAAATTTTAGGCTGACGTTCGACCGGTTCGGCGGCACGTTTTCGTGGGATATGATTAAGGATGTTACCAATTTTGCCTACTACGAGCTGCGCCTTGATACGAATATAGGCGACCCGAACGGCTTACTGGAACGTACCATAGACACGTCAAGCACGAGAATGAGCATTGAACGTGTCGGCCATATCTATCTGTACGCTTTTAATCAAGACGGCGAGTTTTCTACCGCCGCGGAGCTGTACTATAACAAGCCTTATCCGGACGCGCCGACTAATATAGCGGCGACAAAATCCAACGAGGGCTTGCTAATTACGTTTAGCGAGATACCGACGAACTGCATCGGCGCGAACATCTACATTGACGGCGTGAAATACCAATCCTTGGATAACGTCTTTCTTTTGGAGGACGTACCGAGCAGCATTGAAACTATCTCAATCGCGTTTTATGACCCGTTTGGTGAGGGTGAACGAGGTGAGCTATACTTTGTTATCCCCGACGTAACGGGCTTTTTAGTAGAGCGCAACGGCTCAAGCCTAGACTTCTACTGGGACGCGCTGAACATCTACAGTATTCGCTACGTAGTTAAGGTTTGCACGGAGCTGAGCTGGGAAAAAGGAGTTGAACTCTTTAGGACGGCTACCAACGACAAAAACCGCATACTATATCCGAACACAGGCGAATACTACCTCATGGTTAAAGCGTATGACGAACACGGTAACTACTCCACTAATGCGGCATACATGCTTATGGCAAACGAGCTGGAGATAGACCGCAACGTTATCTTGCAGTATGACCAACAATCCGACTATTACGGCGGTTCGAAAATAAATATGTACTACAAGCCCACGCTTGAGGGCGTGACGCTAGACAGAGAAGCAAAATTCGGCGAGTACATTTTTGCCGTGAATCTTCCGCGTGAGTACAAGGCAAGAAATTGGCTTGAGTTCAACACGTATGCCGTAGATGATAACTACAGTCTGACATGGGACGAAGCTACCATGACATGGGACGAAGCAACAGTAGCATGGGGCGGTAAGCTGGGAGATTTGACCGACACAGAAGTAAGAACGCAGATTGCTATGTATAGTGGCAGCGACCTAAAAAGCGTTTTTCTAGCACCGCTGAACGGTACGCTAGACGACGAGAACGGAGCTACTATTACTACTTCTCAAAATGCGGACACGTTTAAAAACGGACGTTGGCATCTAGGACTTGAGGTAACAGACCTCACGGAGCTTGAGTACAAGACGCAGGACGTGCATTCAGTGTTCAATCTTTGCTTTACGCTAAAGGGTTCGGATATGCCAGACTGCATTATTTTTAACCTTGCTAATTCCGACACGAAGAACTATCTCCTGCTCAGATACTGCCAGCACACTACTACGTTTACGTTAGAGGGGAGCGACGGCATTACGATTGACGTAAAAATCAAGCCAAGAGCGGATTTAGAATATTATACGTTCGGCATATCGCAGGGCAACAGCACGCGCAAACTTTTCGTGCATACATATAACAACGACGAAACAAAAGTCGGAACGGCAGACGCTTTGCCGATAGGAAGCTTTAACACACTTTATTGCTATCCAAAAATTGTCGCATAAAGGAGAAAAACAACATGGCACAAAATATTACTGACTTGAATACTCAGAAAGCCTACGATAAAGAAGATTTCCATTTAAAAGGTACTTTTATCGCAACGCTGAAAAAGGCAGACGGCACGATTGAAACCCGTCGCAAAGATAATCTTATTTTGAATGGTGGCTTTGATTTCATCGCGAACGCTATTGGCAGCAGCTCTAGTCGCCCGTCCGTGATGAGCTACACTGCCGTAGGCACTGGCACTACCGCAGCTGACGCTACTCAGACCGCACTCGTTACCGAGCTTGCAAGAAAGGCTGCTACCTACGCGCATACCGCTGGCACTAAGGTGTTTACTATGACTACCAAATTCGCAGCTGGCGAAGCTACTGGCGCGATTACCGAAGCAGGTATTTGCAACGCGTCTAGCGGTGGCACTTTCCTTGACCGTGTGACTTTCGCCGTCATTAACAAGGCATCTGACGACGAGCTGACTACTAATTTCCAATTCACTCTGTCTTAATGATTAAAAGGTCGTGACAACATGGGAACTGTATCTATAGAGCGTAGCACAATAAAATCCGTTCCGTACACATGGAGCACGGCTACTATCCCATGGGATACTGCTACTAAGTCATGGGATAACTTTAATGACGAGATATTCGCCTACACGCTGACGATTGGCGAGGACATACGGCTTGTCCCTTATGATACGTATGCGGATATAACCGATACCGATACATACGACACCTACACGAGCGATTACGGTTCACTGCACGGAGAGGAAACGTTCACTGCAAGCGTTACGAAGCTGCTGAAATCGTCATTTAAAATCGCTGATAGCAAGCAGGCTAAAAGCGTGAGTAAGAAGCTTACCGACACAGTGCAGCTTGCGGACGAATTTACGCGAACCATTACGATAATAAAGTACGTACTCGAAGCTATCGCCACTCAAGACACGCAGCCGGCAAAGAGTATTGCAAAGCTTGCATCTGACGCAATCAATCTTGTAGATAAGCGCGGAGCGTTTAGTATTTCCCACGCCGAAGCAGATAAATTCACGCTGACGGATAAACGCATAGCGACAGTAGCCAAAGCGTTAGAGGACAACGCGACGATACTGGACGCAATCACAAACGGCTTTATGACGTATCAGACGGACGCAATCAATCTTGTAGATAAGCGCGGAGCGTTCATCGGGGCGAAACGTGTCTACGAGGTGCTAGACGTTTGCGAAACGTACTGGGATAACATCTTCTACATATTGAAGGTGTTAGAAAACGTAGACATTTTGGAAACGCCGTTAAAAGCTGTTGATAAACCGTTTAGTGAGAAAGCGATAGCCATTACCGATGCTATAGTGGTGGCGATAGCGAAGAACGTGTTGCAGACGCTTGCAATCGGCGAGGAGCTAGAGAAAGAGCTTGTGCGTATATTCAGCGATACAATCGGCATCATAGACGGCTACACGGACGTTATAGCCTACTATAGAACGCTTGCTGAAAGCGTTAAGCTTGCTGATAAGCGTGCAGGGTTCACCAGCGCGAAGAGCTTGCAGGACAGTTTCTCCGTAGCGGAGCTTGCTAAAAAGATAGGTGCGAAGCCATTTACCGAAGCGTTTAGAGTTGCAGACAGCTGCAACAAGTCTACACGCATTGACAAAAGCGAACTGGTCGGAATTTCCGACAAGTTGCTGAGGGGAATCATCACAAGGCAGTTTGAGAATATAAGCGTTCTTGAGGAGCTGCTCCGAAGCGTAGTGTTCGCTCGAAGCGTAAGAGAGTACGTTGCAATCGCTGATAAAAAAGGTGGATACCAATTTTCTAAAGACGCTAAAGAGAACGCTCGTATTACGGACGGCTTGGCTAAAAGCATTTCATTAGCAAGCAAAGAGGACTTGTCACTTATAGACGGCTTTCTCCGAGAGTTCATTGCAAAGCGCGCCTTTAGCGAGAACGTGAAGCTGAGCGAATTCCTTGTGAAGAAATACCGCCTGCGGACGCAGGAAGCTATGGAAGCATATGACTGTATGCTGAGAGCCTGCAACGGTATTTTGAGCAACGTTGAAATAAAAGAAGGCGAGCTGAGCGACGACGATTTTGAAACGGTCGTAAACAGCGTTGCGGGATTTGGCGTATTTACGGACTTCAAAGTCGGCGAATATGAATATAAGGAAGCGTTGGTACGCATACTGGTTGAAACCGCAGCGCAAGGCTTGCAAGCGTCTGTAGCTAACGCCGTAATGCACGTAGATATTCCGGATACCGATGATAGAGGCAGTTTGCGCATCACAGATACCACGCAGGCGACAAAAGTGTACTTCAACAAATTTTACTACCATGCGCCAGAGGTAAACGTTTCCTTGAGAGGTGCGACCGTGGGCGACTCTATAATCTATCCAAACATCACGAACACCGAAGGCGAGGACGAATACGGCAGATATTTTGAGGTTGAAATCCTTAACTCGTTCGGCGAGCGAGTGCAAGGATACATCACATGGGCAAGTAAGGGGTATTAACATATGGCACAGGATTACCAAACTTTTAAAGATAAAACGCAGGAAATTGTAGCTGATACTCCTGCAAAGCTCAACGGAAACTTTGACGCAATTCGCAGCGACTATGCTGGAGCGGCGTTTATGTAGACACTTACGGACATGACGGCTATACAGCTACGAAGCCGAGCAATACCAGTGGCACGGACGAATATATGCAGTCAAACCTTGCTTTAGGTGTTAACGCATGGCTTGGTGCTGTTCCAACGAACAGTATTTACGGCGCATCTGATACCGTTCAACCACCAGCTTACACCGTGAAATACTACATATGCGCTGGCGGCTAATCACACACGACAAGAGGTGAAACTCAATGCAAGACTACAACATTTTAAAGGGCGATTCGCAAATATCGAGCGACAGAGAAACGCTAAACGATAATTTTGAGAGTATCGCCAGCGACTTCTCAGGTAGCGCGTTTCCGACGACAAATCTTGTCGCAGGCATGACGTGCTGGAGAACGGACACAAACATTTTGTATAAGCTGCAATCGGACTTAACTACGTGGACGGAGATAGGCAGATTTACCAGCGGTAAATTCTACGCTCCTAACGCAACGTCCGCTACCGCAGCGACTAAAGCGACGCAGGACGCAAGCGGCAACACGATTACAAGCACCTACGTGAAATCCGTTACCGCAAGCGGTTCTACCGTCACTGTTACCAAAGGCGACGGCACGACAAGCACGTTCACCACGCCGAATACTACGTACTCTAATATGACCGGCGCAAGCACAAGCGCGGCAGGCAAGGCGGGGCTTGTTCCTGCTCCTGCCGCAGGTGCTGTAAAGCGTTACCTTGCCGCAGACGGCACGTTCAAGGCGTTCGACTATAACAACCTAGACAACATTCCAGATAGCTACTCCCTGCCTACGGCTTCCAGCAGCACGCTTGGCGGCATTAAGGTCGGCAGCAATCTGACGATTAGCAATTCGGCGTTATCCGTAAAGGATATTACCGTTACAAAGTCAACACAAGGCGAACGCACGGCAATCGTCAGCGGATATAGCGGCACGCTGGATAATAGCTCGTCCTCTGGTAGTGGCAACATCTCAAGCACGACTTACACGCTCGTGACTAAGACGGGCATGCCAGCTGGAACGTACACACTTCAATCGCTCTTGCAGTCGCTAGTTAACATGAGCCATAACCATGTTATTAACAAAGGCGTAACATCTTATAACTGTAATTGTAATTGTGGCGACTCTGATGAGTGACTAGTCACTCGTCAAGGAGGAAGAATGCTAAAACTAAAAAGAGTATGCATCCCGTTGGGGCTTGCGTGTAACTTTAGGTGCGAATACTGCTTTAGGGAGCTTAGTGAGCATGATATAGCTACGGAGCTGTCGGACGATATGCGCAAGTATTTGAAATGGCTTGACGCTTCATGGTGCGAAGCGGTCATTATGAGCGGTGGCGAACCTCTGATATATGCAGAGAAAATAAAAGAGATATTCAGCTTGCTAAAGCCGAATATTCACCGTAAGGTCATGAGCAACGGCAGTTTGCTCACGGATGAGCTTGCAGACTACTTCAACGAGCAACGTGCGGAGTTTATGCTTAGCTATGACGGAGCACATACGGCACAGGTGCGTGGCACAGACGTATTAGACGACGAAGCTATCCTAAAGCGGATACTACGGCTTAATAACCTTACCGTGATGAGCGTTATCACGAATATGAACTGCGACATCATGGCGGTGTACCGAGAAATCGTAGACAAGCTAGGAACGAGCAATTTTCATTTTATCCCGTATCCAGTTTATGACAACGGCGTAAATAGCGAACTTATAAAAGGATTTGACTATTTGACTTTTGAGCGTAGCTGGCGTGAGTATAGGGAAACCGTTCACACGGAGGTTGAAGGCTATTCCGTACAGCGGAGGAGAGTACCGCTTGTCAATGTAGACCTTGCAGGCAACGTACACGACAAGGATACGCTTACGCGGTGCGGAACAATCTTTAACACGCTGGACGAGATTACAGAAGAACACTACAAAGCGTATGAGAATAACTACTGCTTTACCAGTAAATGCCCGTTGTTCGATAATGCTTGCGTAGGCTTTAGAGAACACGCAAGCGAACATTACTGCCGTTGTCTACGGATTATGGAGGGATTAGATTGAGTGTATTCTCAAGCCAAAACATTAACAAGATATACATAACGCTTGGGCATAAATGCAATTTTAGCTGTCGCTACTGTTTGCAGGACGCGCCGACGAAAGCACAGCAGACCGAAGCAGAACCGAGCGAGGAGCTGTTTAGATATATAGAAACGTTAGCCGCAAGACGTAGTGCGAAGCGAGATAAGCTTACTGTAGTCTTTTGGGGCGGTGAGCCGTTACTCTACAAAGCGACTATCCGAAAAATCGTAGACCGCTTACAAGACAAGGTTAAGTACGCACTCGTGACCAACGGCAGACTGCTCGATGAAGAAACAGTAGGTTTTTGCAATGAGCATGAAATCCATGTTGCGCTGAGCCATGACGGAACTCATACAAAGCGTACACGCAAGATAGACGTGTTAGACGATGAGAAATTCATAGAGCTGTTCCAAAAGCTTGAGCGCAGGAACGTGGAAAGTGTGGCGAACGCATATAACTACGACTTTCTTGCCCTGTTCGATTACATAGAAAGCAAGCTGGGAGAAACGCCAATAATCGTAGATGCGCTCCGAATTACATGGAATATGCCGCAAGACCTTTACAACATCGACGTTAAGCAGTACGAGAAAAGCCTTGTAGCAGTCGCAGAGGTAGCACAGAAAGACCTTTTAGCAGGGCGACTGAGCAATGCCTTACGGATGTTCCTGCCGGTGCTTAAAAAGCTTTCTGAGGGCAAGGAGCAAGGCGCGAATGTGCTGAATTGCGGTAACTTCTATCATGCCTTGAATGTAGACCTTGCAGGCAACGTTTACACTTGCCACAACTCTTGCGAGAAGTTAGGTGACATCAGCGAAGAACGCATTACTTTAGCGGAACGCTTTGACAAATGGCTTGCGGATAGATGCCAGAGTTGTAGAGATTGCGACTATTTTGGACTATGCCGCGGCGGATGCCCGCTTGAAACGGAGTACAAGCATATCACTTGTGAGCTGAATAAGGCGTATTACAAGACCTGCATAGAGCTTGCCGAAAGCGTTCTGTTCGCGTATGAGCCAGTAGACTTGGAGGTAGATGAGAAATGAGAGTGACAGTATTACACTGGAAGCTATCTGATGAGCAAAAAGAAACTCGAAGAAAGTATTTTGCTGGTGAGCTGAATACGGAAGAAAATGAGAATACAACGGCGATTAGAATCCCGACTTATGACATTGGCGTGGACGACAAGAGCGTTACTATTGAGTTCTCCGAGGAATTTCACAACGAGATGCGTCAATGCAAAGCCGTGATTGATATTACCGAAAAAGAGAAGGTGTACGACGTATTCATCGCGGAAACCAATCTGTTCGAAGCAATCGTCCTGCCAGCGTTCGCTATTTGCGACAGACGGGACGGCTACAATACGAACGGAGCTGACCGCAAAAAGGTAGCTCGTGTCGTGGTAGACAACGTTGGTGATATCTATATCGTGCTTATCAACGCTTGCGAGGACGTTGAAGGCTTTGACAATGTTACCATGGTGTTTGGTGAACATCCTGCAACATGGTATTTAAGGCAGGAGTGCTTGTGGCTTGAGAGCCTTATGCAGAAGGGAAAGAAGAAAATTTCTCTTATCCGTAACGTAGACAGTAACCGCAGCTTAGGCTACCTTGAAGCGCAGGTTGACGCTCTAACGAAGGTAGTCTTGCAGCTTGCAGACGCTAAAGGCTTAGACGGGTATGAACTGCTTGAAGCAGCTGCACAATACTCCGTACTGAACATCAAGCCGAACGATGATGTACTAAAGGAGTTCTCCGAGAACAAGCGCAAAATGCGTGAAGCACAGGAGGGTTACTATGAAAACCTCCACGGATAACAGTAACAGCAACAGAAGAAAGAAAATAGTGCTAAAGCTTGGCGGTGCTTGCAACTTGCAGTGCAAGCATTGTCATTGCATGAAAAGCAGCTTTGAATATAATCCGGACATCATTCCGTTTATCAAGGAGTACAAACCGGAGATAATTAGATTTAGCGGCGGAGAACCGCTTTTGTATTATGATGTAATCAAAAAAGTTATTGAAGCCTTGCCGAGTGATATGCAGTACGCGACAGTCACGAATGGCACGAAGTTAAATTTAGAAATGGTTGAATACTTCAATGCCCATAACCTGAGCGTCGGCTTTAGCTATGACGGAGAAAACGACAGCCGTGACCACCATTTAAGGCAGAACTGGGCTGATTATTTTAAATGCGACAAGCGTGGCATGAGCATCCTCTATAGCGAGTGTAACGAGGACTACAACAAGCTGCACAACGAAATCACGGAGCTGCTTAGGCGGCACGACGCATATGCAAGTGGTTCGTATTGGCTGAACTTCCCTCATCAGACCGACTATAACGGTAACGAGCAAATAGACAGGGAACTCGCAATGAAGTATTGCTCCATTATCGGGCATCAGCTTGAAACGGACTTCATCAATTACAAAAACGGCTTTAGACAGTCGCTAATGGTGCTTGTTATGGCTGTGAGAAAATGGCTCAAGCCTTTGACTGTTCGTGGCGTAAGATGCTGCAATGAAGATGTTTTGCCGCTAACGCTCGACGGGCGTTTCTTGCTTTGCCCGTATGGTGACAAGTTTGTCGGTGACATCTACAAGGGTGTTGATTGGGATTTAGTGGAAAGCTACCTGCCAGAGCGGTGCAGAACGTGCCCGATAAAGGCGGAGTGCGGAAATACTTGTATCGCCAACGTGAGTGATAACGAATGCTACATTTCTAAAGTCATGAATAGGCATATAAAGAAACTACTTAAAAAATATGGAGTTACCGCGGAAGAAATTATCGATTTTGCCGTAGAAAGAGCAAGACAACATTAACAGCAAGGAGGAACGTCTATGTACGAAGAAATGCACTACAGATACGCTTTAAAGGTAGCGTTAGGCGAGCTTGAGATTGGCGACGTGCCTGTTATGTTCCGTGAAGGCGCACGCTACCTTGTGGGCGAAGCGTATAGCGACCTTTTGACATGGGATAAGGCTAAACGCTGGAGCGAGATTAAAGAAATTAGAAACGAGAAGGAAACAGCCGGCTGCCCGTTTAAAGGGAGCGTGCTGGACAGCGATGAGCGCAGCGTGACGAAGCTGAACACGGCAGTCGCTACGGCGCAGTCTATCGGCGAAAGCTTTACGATTGACTGGACTATGCAGGACAACAGCGTTATGACGCTTGTGTACGCCGACTTGCTATCTATCCCTGCTGCGCTTGCGACATATAGCAACGAGCTACATCAAAAGGCTAGGGAGATGAAAACACAAATTGACGCTTGCGAAACAGTCAAAGGCGTAGAAGCCGTAGTGTGGGAGTGATAAGCAATGCTCAGAAATAATAAGCACCCGTCGGCGCAGCGTATAAGCTTGTCGCCACTGATTGGTGGTATAAACGTAAGTCAACCGCCCGAACAAATTGCCGAGAATGAAATGCAGGAGTGCCAAAACTTTATCTTTGAGCGAGATAGCCAGCGACTTGTCGGACGTGGCGGACTAAAGCTTGTCAGCTTGTTCGACAGCAAGATAAAGGGCATGTGGTACGACATAGACAACAACTGCACGTTCGTATTCCTAGAGAACCGAGATTGCTATAAAGTTGTGCTTGCGGATGCAGAGAGTCAACGTGAATACTTAGACAAGGTGACGGGTAATGGTGTTCCGCAGTGTTGTAAATTTCAAGAGATGCTGTTCGTCGCAAGCGGTGAACACTTGCAATACTACGACTACTCTACGCAAGATAACTACTTGCAGAGCATCACGGATTCGCCCGTGTGTGATAACCTGTTCTACCGTTGGGGCAGACTTATGGTAACTCAGAGCGGTACGGATAGAATTACCTATTCCTCCGTCGGCGACGCTTCAAGTGACATGGCGTGGGTTGAGAACATGAATGATGACAGCTCATCTAAATGGCTTGACGTTGGCGAGAAGGATGGCGGCGATATTCAAGAAGTCGTACCGCTATCTACGGACATTATGATATTCAAGTCGAACGGCAAGGTGTACCAATTCACTGGTGACACTGAGCTTGATACATGGGCACTGTATAACGTGGCGAATTTCACGGACTTGACTGGAAACTTTACGGCTAACATGTGTGCCGAGAACATCGGTGAAGAAGTAGTGTTCTTGTCGCTACGTGGGCTAAAGACGTTATCCACAACTCAGGACTATGGCAACATCAGCGCGACGGACATCGGCAGTAAGTTTAACAAGCTGCTTACGCGCAATCTGTATGAGCCGTGCATGTACCACATGCGGCGCAGAATGACGCTCTTAATCAGACCGACGAGCGACAAGAAGTATTTTGTAGCGTACAACTACGGACTGAACGCAGCGACCACGCTAAAGTTTGCCATGGACGTAGAGTACGTGCTTGAAACCAAAGACGACGTGTTCGTCGCTTGCGGCAGTAACATCTATAAGTGGGACGACGAAGCGACTACGGACGCAGGCGAACCGATAGAGTACAAGCTCATGCCGCGTTCTATTATTGGCACGGACGACCTACTACTCAAAAGCATAGACACGAAGTTCGCGAGTGACCACGCGGGCACGGCGACTGTAAGCGTCGGCGATAGGCTGAAGGTTAAAATGCCGACGAACGGACGGCGCAAGGTGAAATGCAATCACTCCGACGACCTTATGGTACTAAAGGTGGAAAGCACGAGCAGATTTGAGGTTGACCATATCATAGTGGAAGGGGTTTATATTTGAAAACACTTAGAGAGTGGATACAGACTTATGAGAAGAAAGCGCATGATCCATTTTGCATACCTGCTGGATATGCGCTCGATTATTTGCCAGACCGAGGCTTTTGCTCATACAGCACTCTGGACGAGGACGGCATCATAAGTATATGGCAGGTATGCGGGGACGGTAACTTTTGGAAGAACATGGTAGAAGTCAAGCACGAGGCAGAAGGCTGCAAGGGTGTTTTCTGCACTTGTGTTAGACATATAAAGCCGTGGCTGGTAGCCTTTAACTTCCCTGCTGATGTGATCAAGCGGCTTGTGCTAAAGGGACGGAGCGAGGACGTAAGCATCAAGGACAACGCAGGGAGAACGGCAACAATCCGCAGGGACGAGGATTGCAAAATCAAGGAGCAGTATTTCGTACGGCTCCTTTTTGACGAGAAGAATGGCGGTGACGATATGAAACCGAAATCATTAGCAGAGTGGATTAAGTTTTACGAAGATAAGGCGGACGACA